TGATTTAAAAGAACTACATAAACAAATGCTAGAGGTTCTAGGTATTCAAGATGTAGATGATGTAATACCAAGCGAAGATGATATTTCTCCAGTTGACCCAGTAACTGCAGTAATGAATCTAATTAACAATAAACCTGTAAAAGCATTTGATTATCAAGACCATGATGCACACATACAAACTGTGGCTGCAGCACAAGATAATCCTGAAATACAGGCTTTACTGGAGAAATCCCCTAATGCTCCAAGTATTGTTGCAGCAGCATCATCCTATATAAATGACCACTTAACCATGAAGTTTAGAAATCAAGTGGAAGAAGAAATGGGTATAGAGCTACCACCTATGGGTGAACCTATACCAGCAGATATAGAAAAACGTATATCTGATTTAGTGGCTGAGGCTGCAAGCAGAGTAACAGCAAAAGCTATTTCAGAGGCAGAACAAGCCAGAATAGCAGAACAACAAAAAGACCCACTTATTCAAATGAAAGAAAGAGAAGTTGCTGTAAGAGAAGCTGACGTACAACGTAAAGCAACTGCTGACCAAGCAAGAATATCCTTAGCAGCAGCAAAAGCACAATCTCAAGAAGAGATAGAAAAAGCAAGAATTAAAGCAAATAAAGAAATTGCAGGTGCTAAGATAGGTCAAGAAATTGCTAGCGATTTGCTAGAAAACGAAAGACTTAGCAAAAAGCAAGCAGTAGATGATTACAAAACAGGTATTGACATAGCTAAGGAAATAGTTAAAGATAGCAATTAATATGGATAATGAAATCAAACAGCTATCGTTGTCTGAATATTTAGGCAAACAAATTAGAAGTTTGATGAATGAACACACTGACCATATTGCTACAGGAAACGTCAAAGACTTTTCTGAATACAAAAGGTTATGTGGTGTTATCGAGGGATTAGCTCTCGCAGAACGTGAAATGTTGGACTGGATAGAACGACATACACAAACATAGGAACTCAACTCCTTTAAGTTGTGCAAGTATATGAGTAAAAAAAATAAAGACGACAAACAATCAGAAGAAGTAAAAAAACAACTACCAGACCCTAGCGGTTATAAAATTTTAGTCGCTATGCCAGAGGTTGAAGAAAAAACTGAAGGCGGTATTGTAAAAGCTTCTACTACAGTTAGAGATGAAGAAGTTTCTAATATTTGTGGTTTTGTTTTAAAACTCGGACCCGATTGTTATTTAGACAAGAAAAGGTTTCCTAACGGACCTTGGTGTAAAGAAAAAGATTGGGTTGTCTTTCGTGCCTACTCAGGGACTCGTATGAAATTATACGGAAAAGAGTTTCGATTAATTAATGATGACACTGTCGAGGCAGTTGTCGAGGACCCAACAGGAGTGGTAAGAGCATGAGTGAAGTACAAAATGAAGTAGTAAATGAAACTATTGAAACAGAGTTTCAACCCAATGCAGAGGGTGTATTAGAACCACAAAGCATGGAAGATAAATTCTTTGGAGTAAAAAGCGAAGTAGTAACCGACAATACCGAAAATGTAGAAGTAGAAATTGTTGATGATACTCCACAAGAAGATAGGAGACCTCCTAAAAAAGAAACTAAAGAAGAACCTGTCGATGATGAAACTGTAGACAAAGAAATTACTGAATACAGTAAAAGAGCAGGCGACCGTATTAATAAAATTAAATACGAGTATCACGAAGAAAGAAGAGCTAAAGAAGCTGCACAAAGAACTGCAGATGAAGCTACAAAAAATTTACAGACCGTAATGTCAGAGAACCAAAGACTACAACAGTTGATAGAAGAAGGTTCAAAAATGTTAAATAACCAAGCTGTTAGTAATGCACAATTTGCATCCACCGCAGCACAAGCTGAATACAAAAAAGCTTATGAAGAAGGTGATGCTGACAAAATGGCTGAGGCACAAAAGAAAATATCGCAAGCTACTTTATTAGAACAACAAGCACCTTATTATGCAAATCAGTATGTGCAACAAAGTCAAGTTCAACAACCACCAGTGCAAGAAACTGAAGTGCCAAAGCTAGATGCAGCACAAGTTGAATGGCAAAGTAAAAATCCTTGGTTTATGAATAATCAAGATACTAACCACAGACAAATGACATCTTATGCTATCTACGTGCATGAAGGTTTAATGCGAGATGGTGTAGACCCTGCAACACAAGCAGATAAATACTACTCATCTATAGATGATAAGATGCGTAAAGAATTTCCAGATTTTTTCGGTGTAACTCCAGAAGCTCCAGAAGTGGAAACTGAAGTTGTAACAGAAGAAAAACGACAGCCTTCAAACGTTGTCGCACCCGCAACGAGGAATAGCGGTACTAATAAAAATCCTCGCAGTATACGTTTGACTCAGACCCAAGTTAATATAGCACGTCAACTTGGTATAACACCTGAGCAATACGCAAAACAAATGTTAAAGGAGACTTAAATGTCAGAAGAAAATATTACAAATAACAACGAAGAAACCGTAGAGGCTTCAGAACAAGTGCGAACCCCAAGGGGTGGAGATGACCGAAAGGTAGAACAACGAAAAGAAAGCTGGGAGAACCCATCAAATCTCCCAAACCCAGACCCACAACCTGGTTGGGTTTTTAGATATATTAGAACTAGTTTATTAGGCGAAGCCGATAATCCTAATGTATCAAAAAAATTCCGAGAAGGTTGGGAGCCATGTAGGAGTGAGGACCATCCAGAATTACAGATTCACATGATGGACTATAAATCTGAGTGGGCATCCAAGGGTCATATCGAAATAGGTGGGCAACTGTTATGTAAGATGCCAGCAGAAAAGGCGAAAGCAAGAGATGAGTATTTCCAAAGAATGGCAAAGACTCAAATGGAATCTGTAGATAACGTATATTTTAAAGACCAAGATTCAAGAATGGCTACAAAGCAAGTTTTTGAAAGAAAATCTAAGACAACCTTTGGTAGGGATTCTTAATCTTATAGATTAACAATTATAATTAGGAGACAATTATGGCTTCATCAGCAACCCCCATGGGTGCTAGACCTGTTGGTTCTCTTGTATCTTGTGCGTATAACGCAAAAATTACACACTATAAAATTAAAAATAATTTTGGCACTGCCATTTTTTATGGTGATTTTGTAAAGTGGGCGGACGATAATCCAAATACAACTATACAAAAAGATACAGGTACAACTTCCATGACACCTATTGGTGTATTTTTAGGTTGTTCGTATACTGACCCAACAACTGGTCAATTTACCCAAAACAATCAATATCCTGCTTCAACAGCAGCAGATGATATTGTTGCATACGTGGCATCTGACCCATTCTTAGTAATGGCTATGCAATCTGACGAATCACTAGACCAAGATGACTTGGGCAAAAATGTGGCAGTCGTTCAGACAGCAGGCTCTACTTCAATAGGACAGAGCAGAAACGCAATAGATGGCAGTACTGCTGCTACAACTAATACACTACCATTAAAGATTATCGACTTTGTCGAAGGTCCTGATAGTGCTATTGGTGACAGTAATACTGACGTATTGGTGATGTTCAATGTAGGACATCAGTTATTAAACACAACAGGTATAGGTTAAGGAGTAAATAATGGCTAGTATTTCAAGAGCAAATCAACTTAAACAACTCCTTCCAGGCTTAAACGCCCTGTTTGGTGAAGAGTACACTATGTACGAGAATCAGCACGAGCAAATTTATACAACTGAAAACTCTGATAGAAGTTTTGAAGAAGAGTTAAAGCTGTCTGGATTTGGTGCTGCTCCCGTGAAAGATGAAGGTGCTGCTATATCTTACGATGTGGCTCAAGAATCTTTTGTGGCTCGTTATACACATGAGACTATAGCTTTAGGCTTTAGTGTCACAGAAGAAGCAATGGAAGATAACTTATACGTAAGTTTATCAGCTAGATACACAAAAGCTTTAGCAAGAGCTATGGCTTATACAAAGCAAGTAAAAGCTGCTTTTCCATTGAATAACGGATTCACAAACTCTTTCCAAGGTGGCGATGGTGTAAACCTATTCACAGCCGATGGAGACGGAGTAACAGGTGGTGACGGACACCCACTGGTAAACGGTGGTAAGAACTCTAACAGACCTTCTACAGGTGCTGACTTAAATGAAACATCTTTAGAAGATGCAGTCATTCAAATTAGTAAGTGGACTGATGAAAGAGGACTTAAAATTGCTGCAAGACCAAGACGATT